TCGGACACTTGGAAGGACAGCAAATCGGACAGCGGATTGCTCGTCTTAACCCTTCTCTGCCATCCATTTAGGAAAAGCGAATCCGAGATCCGGACAGCGGATCGGACAGCGAAAAGGACAGGGGATTGGACACCACTCCTATATTAGAGGCCCCAAAACCGGACAGCGAAAAGGACAGTGGTTCGGACAGCAAAAAGGACACCTCGCTAAAAGACCCCAGGGGCGAAAATCGGACACGTTTAAACAACAACAGCAAAACCCTACCTCCCGTCCCTCCGTCTCCAGGCGAAAGGGGGGTCCGGGGGGATCTCGAGCGCCTGCTCGGAGGGGCCGGCAAGGAGGGGGGAGGGGATCCGCCTGGCCATCCGGCTGATCTTCGGCATCCCATGCTTGGATTCCCCAATCCCCGCCGGGCTCTCGAGCTTATGGCGACGATCGGACTCGGGCGGGCCATCGCCCGACCGTGCTCCGAGCAGCTTCCCCTGGGCCGCGTCTTCGACGTCGTCATCGCCGCCCGAGGGCACCCGAAGCCGGGAGGCTGGGCCCGGACGGCCTTCGTCGAGGGGTTCGAGGTCCCGCGGGCCAACGGCGAGGACCTGAAGCGCCTGGTCGGTCTGCTCGAGGGGGACCGCGCGAATCTCGCCCGGCTGTACGGCGAGGCCTCGTCCCGGCCCCGCGATCCGGCTCTCGATCGCCGCCCCGGGGAGAGCGAGAGCGATTGGCTCGGGCGGGCCATGGAGCATCATCGCGGACGTCTGGGGAAGGCCAGCTCCAGCCGGAAGAAAGAGGCCTCCCCATGAACGATCGTCTCGAGACTTGCCCTTTCTGCGGGGGCTGTAGCGCGGACATCGTGAGTCCGCGTCTGGGGGCGGACAGCACCTACGTCTTTTGCCCCTGCGGCGGGCGAGGCCCTGGCGCGGATTCGGTGCCGGAGGCGGCCGCCCTCTGGAATTCGCGGGCGATTTCGGCGGCAATCGATCGGGAGGCTTCGGCATGACCAAAGAACAGAAACTTCGCGCGATCATCCGGCGGGACGTAACGACCGGGTTCATGTACAACCTGGAAAGGCAACTCCGCGCGCACGCCTACTACGTCCAGAAGCTCGCCGCCCACCCCCGGTTCCTCGAGCAGCTGATTGATGAGATGGTCGACTACCAGCTCGGGATCTATGGCCGCGTGAGCGACGAGGCCGCCGATCTGGCCTATAAGTTCTTCATCCAGGAGCCGGCCGGGAAAGAGTGGTGCCAGCTCGCGGCCGAATTCAATAGCGGCCTGGCGGAGTGGAGTCAGCGCTTCGCGCGGGACATCATCCGGCGACTTGAGAACCTGAATTGAGGAGGCGGAGGGCATGGATGAAAAGATGAAGATCGAGGAGTACCAGGGCGCGGTCCAGGGGGTGGTCCTCTGCGCGCGCCTGATCGAGCAATACGACATCCCGAAGTTGCTCGAGGCGATTGAGCGGGCGGATGCGTTCGGCGGCATGCTGGACCCGACGCTCTGGCGGGGCAAGCACGGAGCCATGATGGAGGACAAGGCGGTCCTCGAGGCTGGGTTGCCGTTGTGGAGGCTCGCGAAGAAGATCCGCGAATCGATCGCGGAGCCGGCGAAGACGGCCTAACTTTTCAGGAGAGAGAGATGGGTATTACCGAAGCACCCACGCGCACGCTCGAGGACGTCATCAAGGCGGAGACGGCCCTCAAGGTCAAGCTCGCGGAGGCGAATGCTGTCCTGAATTCGATATCGGTTGATCGGAATAGGGCGGCCGAGCGGATCCAGGACCTCGAGGGCCAGTGCCAGATCCTTCGCAAAGATCTCGATGCCGCCCACGCGACGGTCGCCGCTCGGGAGAACGGGATCAACCTGGCGAAGTCCAATGCCGCCGAGCACCTTCTCCGCCGGCGGAAGGCCGAGGAGGTCGTCGAGCCCCTTCGTCGCGAGCTCCGGATGGCCCACGACTCGGTCAAGCAGCTGCGCGAGGTGGAGGAGAAGCTGCGCGCCGACGTGACGACCGAGCGCCATGCCAGGCTCGACATCCAGCGAAGGCTCGAGGCGTCTCTCGAGACCTGCGCCATGATGCAGGGATCGCGCGATCGGGCGCAGCGCGAGTGCCACGAGGCGAAGGTGGTGGCGGCCAAGGAGCGCGAATGCACCGATGGCCTCGATCGCCAGGTGAAAGCCCTGCGCGGCAAGATCGAAGAGCTCGAGGCGCAGCTCCGTGATGCCCAGAAGCTCGCCGCTGGCGCGCTCAAGAAGGGCGTCGATGCTCTCGGGAAGGTGGTCGCGAAAGCGTGAGCGACGAAACCACCCGTCGAGAGGATCTGGCGGTCCGCCTGCGCGCGGCCCTCGCCGAGCTCGAGAGCGTGAAGAAGGAGCGCGATGAGTTCCAGCGCGAGCTGATCCAGGTGCGCGAGAAGAAGGAGCGGATCGGCGCGGCGGTCAAGGCTATGGTGCCTGACATTGCCAATCTCCAGCACCTGGTGCCGGACTTCGTCAGGCTGAGGGAGTTGGTAGATTGAGAATGCTGATGCTCCTCGTCCTGGCTCTGGCCGGCTGCTGCCTGGCTCAAGATCCAGAGGATGGCAAGGTCTGGGTGCGCGTGCAGAATGCAACCGACCGTCCGATCCATGCCTTCCTAGATGCCGGGCCAATTGGTCCATGGCCCATCACCGTCCCTCCTCGATCGACGAAGGAGTACTGGATGCTGCGCGCGTTCCTTCCGAACCGTGTCACGCTCTCGATCATAGAGCGGCAGGAGGAGCGGCGATGAAGATTGGCTGGGTCTGTATACGAACTAGGCAATTTCCGGGTCCTTCCCGGGGTCGGTACGGATGGGGCCCCTGCGCTTTCGCGTTTCCCACACGAGCGCTGCCTAAAACCCCAAGGGCAGCACTGCTAAGGACGCTTGGCATCCGATGAGACGAGCCGGACAGCGGGGAGCTCCATGAGAAGTGGCCGCTTGAGCATTACGACGTGAGGAAGGAGAAAGAGTGATCACGCATTCGGGAATCTGGGTTACGCCGACGACTGGCCTCGTCCCCTCGCCACTCGACATCGCGGTCCATAGCGGCCGCATCACCCGGTACGCCGGCGCGCTCTGGTCGCCGCTCCTGGCTCACATGGTCTTCGTCGCGGAGATCACCTGGTCGGAGCTCATGATGCGGACGGGGCCGGGCGGCTGCCCGAACTTCGACTATCCCACGTGGGCCTGGTCGCTCCTCCACGACGCGCACGAGACGTTCATGGGCGAGATCCCGCGGCGATGGAAACTGCCCGAGCGGAAGGCGCAGGAGAAGGAGGCCGACCGCCGGATTGCGGCGGCGTACGGGCTCCTCGGGTCAGTGATCGACCACGCCCTCATCAAGGAGGCGGATGAGCGCGCGCTCCTCGCGGAGGCAGTGACGCTCAAGCTGCCCGGCTTCCCGGAGAAGTACACCGCCGAGAACAACCTGCTCGCCTTCCCGGATCCACCAGGCGGCGATCTCGAAATGATGGAGGCGCTCGTCCGTTCGGGCTTCTACCAGATCGAGCAGTGCACGAACCCCGCCTCGCCGGCGGTGGTGGGGATCGCTCGCGTCCTCACGTTCATCCAGGGCGGCCACCTTGCCGACGCCCTCTTCGCCTTCCGGGAGATCCTGAACGAGGTGCTCCCGGAGGTGAAGGCGTGAAGCGCATCGAAGCGCGAGGCCTCTGCGAATGCGGCTGCGGCCAACGAGCCGGCCCCTACGCGCGCACCGAGCTCAGCCGAGGGATGGTCCGGGGCCAGCCGCGCCGATTCATCGAGGGCCACAACTCGCGGGTCTCGGGGTACGGGCGCAATTTCGATCTCCTCAGGATCCGGAGCGAGAGGAAGCGGAGAGCATGAAACGGATCGAGATCCAACGCGCGCCAATTTCCGAACGGCCGAACCGTTGGCGGATCCTCGAGTTTGGCCGGAATCAGGCATGGGCCTCCTATTGGAGGACCGCCCGCCAGGCCCGACGCGTCGCGAGGACGCTCCGGATGGCCACCGGCGGCGAACAGCTCGGCCTCGTCGAATGCTGTAGCTGCGGATATCTCGGCGCCTTCCCATGCGTCGCGCCCTGGGACGCTTCCCAGCAGGGCTACGCCTGGGAGGAATGGGAGTACCTCTGTGGGGACTGCGCGGAGAAGCAGGGCTATTGCCGTGGCTGCGGTTATGCCTGGGCCGGTGTCGAGAGCTTCGAATTCAGCCGGATCAAGGGCTACTGCGAGAACTGCGTCTTCGAAATCGAGGCCGACAACCACAGCGGCGAGGATGAGGAGTATTACGACCCCGAGGATTACGACCCTGCCGAGCCGGTCTCTTCCGAGTCTGATCTGGACGTGCCGACAGAGAGGAGCGACTGGTGAGCACCGGAGAGAAGCGCTCGATCGCGCTGCCTAAAACCCCAAGGGCAGCACTGCTAAGGACGCTTGGCATCCGATGAGACGAGCGACGAAGAAGAAGACCGAAGCCCCTCGAGGCCTGCTCTCGACGCGCGCGCTCCTCGAGAAGCTCGGCTTCTCCGAGCGCACGCTCTACAAATACTGCCAGCAAGGCCTCCCCATCGCGAAGCGCGGGAAGGGCCGCGCGCTCTCCTTCTTCCGGCTCTCCGACGTCGAGGAATGGATCGCCGAGCATGTCGAAGGCGCGGTCGAAAAGGACTTTCGCGATTCCGATGAGACGAGCCCCTTCCTTGAGAAGTACCGCGAGGAGCGCTATCGCCGCGAGAAGCGCCTGAACGACATCGCCGAAGGCCGGCTCCTCGAGATGGATCAGGCGCGCGAGGAGCTCCAGGTCATCTTCGGAAAGCTCCGGGCCCGGCTCGAGGCCGTCGGCCGCGCGCACGGCCCGGCCGTCGCCGACGCCCTGAAAGATGCGATCGACGGCGCCGCGCAGGACGCGGAGGAAAAATTCCCCGCGCCACCTTCGATCGAGCCCGCGGCGGCGCCGGCGTCGCCGGAGCCGCAGCCAGCGGCCCCCGCGAGCGGGGAGGCGAAGGCTTCGTGAGCGCCGCGCTCCGTCTCGAGTTCCGCCGGTCGGCCTTCGGGATGCTCCGCCTGGCCAAGTGGCGGAAGCCCCTCGAGTTCGCCGAGCGGGAGATCATCCTCGCCGACGGGCCCCGCCAGGGCCACCGCTTCCGCGCGGATTTCATGCCGTTCAGCCGCCTCGTCCTCGAGGAGTTCGACCGCTCGCGGTACCGCCGCTTCTTCGGAATGGGCCCGACCCAAAGCGGGAAGACGCTCCTCTTCTACCAGATCCCGGCGCTCTACCATCTCTTCGAGATCGGCGAGAACATCATCCTGGGCGGCCCGACCGCGGAGCTCGCCTACTCGATCTACCTCGACCGCCTCCTCCCTTCGATCCGCGCAGGCCGATACGAGGATCTTCTCCCGCGCGCCGGCGCCGGCTCGCGCGGCGGGAAGACGCTGGCCATCCGGTTCCGGAACGGCGCGGTCGCGCGCTTCATGGGCGCCGGCGGCGGCGACCAGCAGCGATCGAGCTATACCGCGCGCGTCATCATCATGAGTGAGATGGACAAGATGGACCGCCCGGGCAAGGCTTCGCGCGAGGCAAGTCCGATCGCGCAGATGGAGGCCCGCGCCTCGGCCTTCGGAGAATACGCCCGGATCTATGGCGAATGCACGGTCTCGATCGAGCGGGGAAGCATCAACCAGGAGACGATGGTCTACGGCACCGGGAGCTCCGTGCAGTTCGACTGCCCGGCATGCTCCAAGCCGACGCCTCTCGAGCGTGAAGACTTCCATGGGTGGCAGGCCGCGGCGGACCTCGCGGCCGCGCGCGCGAACGGCCACTTCGTCTGCCGGGCCTGCGGAAAGCCGTGGAGCGAGCGGGACCGGCAGGAGGCGCTCCGCCGGCCACGCCTGGTGGCGAGATCGCAATCGGTCGACGCGGAGGGCCAGGTCGTGGGCGAGCCGCCGGCGACCAACACCTTCGGGGTCCGGTGGACGGCGGGCGCCTCGCGATTTCTGAGCCAGGCCGACATCGCCGAGCGGGAGTTCAAGGCCGACAGCGGCGACGACGAGGTGAAGCGCGGGCTCATGCAATGGGTCTGGACCCGTCCCTTCGAGGGCGAGGCGGCCGACTTCCAGCGCCTCGAGGCGGACCAGGTCCTCCGGAAGATGGTCGGGCACGAGCGGAAGGTCGCGCCCAAGGATACGCAGAAGATCACGCTCTTCATCGACGTCGGGAGCTATGCCTGCTGGTGGGCACTCGTCGCCTGGCAGGCGGACGCCTCCGGCCATGTCATGGACTTCGGGAAGATCGAGGTCCCGAACGACCGCGCCCGGGGCCCGAACCCCCTCGCCGTGCTCGGCGCGCTTCAGGGGTTCCGCGAGCACACGATCGCGCCGGGCTGGCTCTTCGGCCGGCGGCCGGATCTCATTCTCGTCGACTCCGGTTACGAGCATGACATGGTCTACAAATTCGTTCAGGAGAGCGGCCAGGGGCCTTATCTCGCCTCGAAGGGCTTTGGAACCTCAAAGCAGCTCCGGTGGCACGCCCCGCGCGTCTCGAGCCATGACCGTCAGGTGGGGAACGAATGGACCGTAAGCCTTCAGGAGGGCGGGATCCAGCTGGTTGAGATCCATTCCGATTATTGGAAAGGCGTGGTCCATGACGGCTTCCAGGCCGCAGTCGGCTCGCCCGGGTCGATCACGATCTTCAACTGGCCCAAGAGCGATGACGCCCTCCGGAAGTTCGCCCAGCAGGTGACCGCGGAGCGCCGGCACGTCGAGCGGCCGCCCGGCAAGGAAGCGGTCATCTACTGGGTCGTCGAGAGCCGGGCGAACCATTACCTCGATTGTCTGGTCGGCTGTCGCGCGGCCGCCGATATGCTTGGGATCAAGCTCGTTCCCGTGGGGAAGCCGCCCGCGCCGCCGGCCGCGGCCGCGGCCGCTCCGGACGGCGGCAAGCGGGAGGGCTGGCTCCGTTCCCGATATTAAAACTGCGATCGTTGAGATTCGGCTGGCTGGAAAGGAGAGAGAGTGCCCAAAAAAAAGGTCTCCGCGCCTTCAGCTTTAACGGTCGGCGCCGTCAATGAATGCAGACGTCTGCAAAGCGAGGTCCCGCCGAGCCTCCCGAAAGAAGAGTATGCCTTTCCGAGCCGCGTCCGCTGCGAGCGGTGCGGCTCGCCGAATAGCAAGGTCTATGGGACCAAGGGCGCGACGCAATACAGGGAATGCCAGGTCGCCGTCTGCCGATGGAGGTTCAAGACGCCCGGAAAATCGCTCTGAATATGCCACTTTTTCATTCTAAAACGCATCTGAACGTGCTTTTGGGGCCCCTAATGCGGACTTCCGCGGGGCGGAAACAGCCCCTTTTTATTCGGGTCCCATTCGTGTAAATAGAGTCATCTGCGCGTAGGCGGCTGATCCCCGCCGAGGGCTCCTGGGGGCTGAGGTCTCTCCCAGGGAGCCTCGCCCCCGGGGCCACGCGCCTCCTGGGGGAAGGGATGAGGGTTGGCTGCCAGCGGCTGGGCATACTCGGATTGGATCACCCTCGAGGCCGGGAGCGCCTCGCGCCTTGAGCGGCTCCGCCTTCACATCCGGGAAGTCTCCGACAAGATCTCGACGGGGAGCTATTCCGTCGAGGGGAAGTCCCACGACTTCGACGCGGTCCAGAGATACCTCGACCGGCTCCTGACGGCCGAGAAGGAGGAGATGTCGGGCGGCTCGACCGCGGCCGCCACCGAGACGGTCTTCGTGCGTGCCGTCCCGATCCGCCCCGGCGGAGGCGCGCCGTGAAGGGCTTCCTCTCCCGCCTGGCCTTCTGGCGCCGGCCGAGCGCTCCCGGCGCCGAGCCCCAACCGACGAGCTACCGCGGGGTCTATACCGCGACCGGCTACCACGTCGTCCGCGTCGCCGTCCGGGACGGAGCGCTGGGGACCCAGGGCTCGGGCAACTTCCACGAGAAGCTCGACCGGGTACGCCTCCTTGATCTCTCCCGGGAGTTCTACCGGGATAACCCGATCTATTCCGGCGTCATCAACCGCGCCGCGGCCTATACCGTGGGGAACGGCTTCGGCCTTCAGTGCCGATCCTCGGACGAGGGCTGGAACCGCCTGGCCGAGACCTGGTGGAGGGCCTACTGGAAGCGGCCGGAGATTCGGCAGATGCTCTCCGGGCCCGGCGTCGAGCGGATGTTTGCCAAGGAGCTCTTCCGCAGCGGCGAAGGAAGCTCCGTGAAGACCAGTTTCGGCACGCTTCAGCTCATCGAGGCCGAGCAGATCGCCGGGCCAGCGATGATGGACGATGGGATTCGCCGCGGGCCCTACGGCGAGCCGCTCGGCTATCGCGTCTGTCCCTACTTCCAGAGCGGCGGGGTCGACGTCTCGAGCGGAAAGGAATTCTCGCCCCTCAATTTCATCTATGCCTGCGATCCGGATCGGCCGACCTCGAGCCGCGGGGTGCCGCCGCTTCAGTCGACCTTCTCGATGCTCCGCCGGATCGATGACATCTTCAATTCAGAGGCCCTCGCGCGGCAGATCCAATCTCGCCTGGCGCTTTCGATCACGAAGGAGTCAGGCGGCGTCTGGGGCCAGCAAGCGTCGACCCCGGACCCGACGAAGACCGCGACCGACGGCGACGTCGCCGGTCGGATCATGCAGTGGGACGGCGGCCTCATCTTCACCGGGAAGCCCGGCGAGAAGGTCGAGTCGATCTCCCGGGGAACGCCAGGGCCGGACTTCGAGCGCGAGCTCATCCCGTTCATCCGCACCCTGGGAGCTCCTCTCGGGATCCCGCTCGAGTTCATCTTCATGGACTGGACGAAGACGAACTACAGCCAGTCGCGGGCGATCCTCGAGCAGGCGGCCGTCACTTTCCTGGGATGGCAGATCCTCATGGAGCAGTTCTTTCATACGCCGGTCTTCGAATGGGCCCTCGCGCGCGCGATCGAGCGGAAGGATCTCCCGACCCCTCCGGTCGACGACTGGGATTCCCATGAGTGGATCAAGCCGGCCTTCCCCTGGATCGACCAGCTGAAGGAAGCCCAAGCCTACGGCGAGCAGCTCGATCGCGGCTTCACGACGCATGCGAACGTCCTCAAGTCCCGCAACATCGACCGCGGGGACTTTCTCGAGCAGCGCGAGCGAGAAGCCAGGAGCGCGATCGAGATCGTCCAGCGGATCGAGAAGGATACCGGCGTCAAGCTGGCGCCGGAGATCTTCATGGGCATGAAAGCCGCGACGGCGCCACCCCCACCGCCTTCCCCGGCCGCCCAGGATGATCCGCAGACCGATGAGCCGGTCCAGGCCCCCGCGGGCGAGCTGCCCCAGAACGGGAGAAAAGCATGACGAATCGAGCCTGGCCGGCGGAGCTTCAGGGTGAGCCCTGGCTCATGGAGCGCCGGGCGTTCGAGGTGTTTGCCGCACGCGTGGCCGAAGCGTCGGAGGGTGCCCTGGCCGCTTCGCCCCCCGCCCCTTCCGCCGCATCCCGGAATCTCCCGGTCGAACCGGATGGGACCGCCGTTATTCCGGTCAGCGGCGCCCTGATGAAGAGCGTCCCCTGGTACTACAAGGTCTATGGGATTGCGGCCACCGCCTACCCCGATATCGAGGCGGATCTCGCTGCGGCCCTCGCCGATCCGAAGGTCTCGGCCATCCGGCTCGAGGTCGATTCCCCCGGCGGGAGCTCGATGGGTCTCAAGCGCGTCGCCGACGCCGTCTACGGCGCCCGCGGGAAGGGCAAGCCGATTTATGCCCGCGTGGACGACCTGGCTGCCTCGGCCGCCTACTGGCTGGCCTCACAGGCCTCCGAGATCTCGGCCGGCCCGATGGCGAACGTGGGCTCGATCGGGGCCTACATCACCGTGGTCGACATCGCCCGGGCGGCCAAGAACGCCGGGATCGAGGTCGATGTCATCAGCTCGGGAAGCCTGAAGGGCGCGGGGATGCCGGGCACATCGCTCAGCCCCGAGCAGCGCGCGGATCTCGAAAAGTACGTCGGCGACATCAAGGCGCAGTTCGTCCGCGACGTCGCGCGCGGCCGAGGCGCCGTCGAGTCCAAGATGGATTCCCTGGCTACGGGGGCCACCTGGCTCTCGGAGGAGGCGCTCAAGCTCGGCCTGGTCGACCGCATCGAATCGCCCCAGCAGATGACGGCGCGCCAGGGAGCTGCGCGGGCCGCGGCCGCCCGAATCACGCATCTCGACGATGCCATTCACATCCACGGAGAAACCGTGTCGGCGGATGTTCCGCCGGCCGCGAAGTCTGCGACCCAGGAGAAGCAGGAGGAAACCATGGCGGAGAACCAGAAGGCCGCGGACGACGCGGTCGCGGCCGAGCGCAAGCGCGTGGCCGACATCCAGGCGGCGTTCTCCAAGAACCCCGCCTTCGCCATCGAGGCGATCGGCGCGGGATGGAGCGTCGTCGAGGCGCGCGCCAAGTATGCCGACATCCTCGAGGTCAAGGCCGAGGAGGACCGGAAGGCCCTGGCGGCGGCCCAGGCGGATGCCGAGAAGGCCAAGGCCGATGCCGAGAAGGCGAAGAAGGCCCTGATCGCCGGCGCCGAGCCCATCAGGGCCGGCGGAAACGGCGGAGAGGGGACCCAGGCCTCGAAGGGCGACTTCATGGCCGTGGCGACGGAGTACCGCGAGAAGCAGGGCTTCACCGTGGTCAACGGGAAGAAAGTCTGGATCTGCACCATGGTCGAGGCCATGAAGCACGTCCGGAAGACCCAGCCGGAGCTTCACCACTCGTTCCTCGAGGCCGCCGCCGCGAAGGCGCCCCAGGTGAAGGAGCGGAAGGATTCCCTGGGGATGAAGGACTAGGCCGTCGCCCGGGGCCCGGGGCCCCGTCGCGGGACTGATTTTCCAGAACCGTAAAACCAAGGAGATAAGGGATGGCCCAGGAAAACGAAGTCGGAATCAAGACCTTCACGGCCGGCGAGGCCCTCGAAGCCGACCGCCGCGTGAAGCTGAACGCCGCGGGGACCGCGGTCGTCTATGCGGGCGTCGGCGACCGGATGATCGGCCTGACCCGGGACAAGGCCGCCAACGGCGGCCAGGTCGAGATCAAGCTCCGGAACTTCCCCGGCACCCGTCGGATGGTCGCGGCGGCCGCGATCGCGGCGGGCGCCCGGATCTACGGCGCCGCGAGCGGCAAGATCGACGACGACTCGACGACCACGGGCCCCTGCGAGGGGTACGCCCTGGCCGACGCGAGCGGTGACGGCTCGGTGATCGAAGTCCTGCCCCTCCCGGGCGGGAGCGAGTTCCCCGGGGGTTCGGTCCTCCTCTTCGCCGCCGTCGGCGACTCGGCCGCGCTCGGCACCGGCTCGGCCGCGGAGGCGACCTTCTCGAACGGGAGCTACTCGCTCGCGGCCGGGTTCCTGAAGAAGGGCGATATCCTCCGGGTCAAGGCCAAGGGCCGGCTCGATGCCACCCATGCGGCCGACACCTTCACGGCAAAGCTCAAGGTCGGCACGGAGGTGATCGCGACGACCCCGAACCCCGATGCCGTGAATGGCGACATCTTCATGATCGACGCCGAGATCGCCGTGAACGACGACGGCGCGGGCGGGAAGCTGGAAGCGATGGGCTATGTCCTGAACGGCGCGCTCGCGGCCGGCCTGGCCCTCCCCTTCCACAAGGCCCAGGCCGCGGAAGACCTCTCCGTCGCGTGCGACGTGAATGTGACCGGCCAGTTCGACGCGGCCGATGCGGGGAATACCGCGAAGCTCGACCACTTCACAGTGGAGCTCCTCCGGAAGTAATCCGGGCCGCAAGGCAAGGCGCCGCGCGCCCGCCGTAAGGCGCGCTAGGACTCAAGGAGAACCAGGAGACCGAACAAATGATTTACAACGGAACCTACGCGACCCCCCGGGCCGACCTCGGCGCGGCCTACCAGGAATACATGGAGCAGCTCGGGACGTTCATCGCGACGCTCGTGGCCCCCGAGCTGCCCGTGCCCTTCAAGAAGGCGACCTATCCGGCCAGGACCCGGGAGTCGATCCTTAAGGTCGCCGACGTCAAGCGGGCGGCCACCGGCGGCTACAACCGGATCAACATGCAGGCTGAGGACAAGAGCTACGAGTGCGAGGCCTACGGCCTCGAGCAGCCGATCGACTACTCCCAGCGCGCATTCTACGCGAACGACTTCGACCTCGAGGTCGCCGGCGCCGAGGAGCTGTCCTTCAAGGTCAAGCTCGCGCGCGAGATCCGCACGGCGGCGGCCCTCTTCGACACCGCCGTCTGGACCGGCGCGGCGCTCTACACGGACCATTCGGGCGCCCCGTGGGACGACGCGGCCAACGGCAAGCCGATCTCCGACGTCAACGCCGCCAAGCTCAAGGTCTACCAGAGCACCGGCGTCTGGCCGGACTCCCTCATCCTCGGCGGGACCCAGATGCAGAACCTCCTCGTCAGCGCCCAGATCCTGGCCCGCTTCCCCGGCGCGAGCGAGGTCAGCGAGGAGCAGGTCCGGCAGTCCCTCCAGCGGATCTTCGGCCTGAAGAACATCTTCGTGGGCTACGCCCCGAAGGACACGGCCGACGAGGGCCAGGATGCGTCGGTCTCCGAGGTCTGGGGCGACGACTATGCCATGGTCTGCAAGGTCGCGGCCCAGGGCGCGCCGGTGAACGAGATGTGCGTCGCCCGCTCGCCCCGGTGGACGGTCGAGAGTCCCGCGGAGCTCGTCTTCGATCAGTACTACGAGGCCCAGACCCGGAAGGACGTCCTCCGGGCCCGGCACGACGTCGACGAGCTCGTGCAGGACAAGTTCATGGGCCACCTGATGAAGGTCGACGCCTAAAGCGACCTGACACCCCCTCGGGGCGCGGCTGGCGATCGTCCAGCCTATAAAGACGGCCCTGCCGGGGCTCGGGGAAACCTGGGCCCCGGCGGCCTCTACCTGGCCTCCCGCGCGGAGGCCGGATGGAGGCGGAGGAATCATGGGGAGCTATCAGAGTTCGATCCGGGGACAGCTCTCGGCATTCGAGAGCGAGGCTGAGCGCCTGACCCGGCTTACGCTCCTCGAGGGTCACCGCCGTTTCCGGGCCCGCCTGATCCGGGAGCAGATGTCGAAGCCGCGGCCGGCCCGGACCGTGGGGCCCTGGGTGAAATCGAGGCCGGGAGAGGGGATCAGCCGGAAGACCGGGACGGCGATCCGGAGCATCTTCGGCCAGGTGAAGAGCGAGGGCTCCTCCATCACGCTCACCTCCTCGATCGGGGGCAAGGGCGCCTACTACGTCGAGGATTTCGAGGACAGGGGCCTCATCAATTTCCGCGGCCTCTTCGCCGAGGAGGCGACGATTACCAGCTCGAACCTCGCCCATCGGTTCGCCTTCCTCGCGCGGAACCCGAACCTCCGCGCCTCGGTCGGCGAGGTCTCCTCCGATGTCTCTGCTGAGGTTGCCCAGGCCGCCCAGGAGCTGAAGGCGCATATCCGCGGCGTCCGGGCGCTCCGGAAAGTTCGCCGCGCAGTCGCGCGCCTGGCCAAGGTCCGGGCGAACATCTTTGATTATTCCGGCTTGAAGAGGGCCTGATGGCCGACGATCTCGAGGAGCGGATCGCGAAAACGATCCTCGCGAAGTTCCAGGCGGGGCTTGCCGGCGTCACCGTCGCCCGTCCGCCCGGGCCGGCGCTTGAAATCGCGCCCGGGGACTGCCCCGCGGTCAGCCTCCGGAAGGGCCGGAAGACGACCTCCCAGCATCTCCGGGGCGCCGAGGAATTCCTGACGCCCTTCACCGCGATCTGCCTCGTCGACGGCGCCGCGGCCGATCCGAGCGGCGAGCTCTCGGCTCTCCGCTCTCGTGTGAAAGCCGTCGTCGAGGCGAACCGGCTCTGGAACGACGGCAGCGGGAACCTCGCCGCCGAGACCGACATCACGGCCGACTGCGAGCACGAGACCGAGATCGTCGAGGGCACGAAATCGGGCTTCCTCGAGTTCGTGGTCCACGCCTACGCGGACCGCGAGAATCCCGCGAACGTGAAGGCGATCTGAGATGAGCGAGACCCCCGATCGTGCGACGGTGCGGGCGGCGATTGTCTCCGCGATCGACGCCGTCAACCCCGCCTGGGGGACGGTGCTCTCTTCGGATCTCCGCTTCGAGAGCGAGCTCCAGGCGATCAAGGCCTACCAGCAGGGTTCGGGCGGGAACCAATGGGCGATCGACCTCTGGGCCGTGAAGCTCGAGAAGTCCCCGCACCGTCAGGGGAAGGCGGTCGGCGAGGTCTACGTCGACCTCGGTTTCGTGGCCCAGTATTGGAATGTCCGCTCGGCGGATTCGGTGTGGGAGGCGACCGCCGATACGCAGGTCAAGACGGCCGTCGCGGCGATCAGTGGGAACTCCGGGATCTTCCGGATCGGCGGCCAGATCCAGATCGGGGGTACGCCCGAGATCGCCGTCGTCGAGAGCCAGGGCTTCGAGATGCTCGAGGAGATGAAGGTCTACAAGGCCAAGATCCTGATCCCGGTCGAATCGAGGTTCGCATGAGCGCGACGAACGTTCGCGCAGGCCTCGTCACGGCGCTCCTGGCGGCTTTCCAGGCCGTCAAGGGCACTCAGGTCTCGGACTTCACTTCCGGGGCGTCCACGAGGCTCTGGACTGGCGAGGCGCCAATCCAGGCCGCCCAGGAGCCGCAGGGCCGGACGTTCATGGACACCGAGCGCGGCCCCGGGCTCTCGGCCGCCTACCTCGATCCCGACCGGCCGGCCGACGTCCTCCGGGTGCTCGGGACGCCAACGGCTCTACAGTGGCTCCTCAAGTCGAACTTCGGGCCCTATGTGGCGCCAGACTTCACCCTCGCCACCCAGGTCGCCCTCGACCGCTACCTGACGCTCGCTTGGGTCGAGAACGTCGGCGGCGGCACCCAGCAGCTCGTCCGGATCCGGGACGCCTGGATGCACCGCCTGGACCTGGTCGTGGAGGGCCCGAACGGGTGGCTCGAGATCTTGGCCCACTACGCCGGCCGCGGGGTCCATACCCAGGCGCTCAATGCCGGCGGCATCACCCTCCCGGCCTCCCCCATGGCGCCGAGCAAGGTGCCCTTCCCGGCCGCCCAGGTGGAGCTTCGCCGCGATCCCGCCGGCGCGAACGTGGCGCTCCGCTGGCGGAAGATCCGCCTGACGCTCGACCAGAACGAGGGGATCCAGCCCCACAAATGGGACATGGGCGCCGGCGCCTACGACGTCTACAAGCGCGGGAGCTGCGCGGCCGAGCTCGAATTTGAGAGCGACTGGTCGGACGAGACCTGGCAGATCCTCTCGAACAACCGCTCGAGGATCTTCGAGACCTACCGGCTGAAGGCCACGGCTGAGGACGGTCGGATCCTGACCTGCGACCTGCACAACGTCGTCTTCAAGATCGACCCGCCTGGGCACGACGCGATTCTCTACAAGCCGTTCCGGGCGGTCGGGCGGGCGCGCGAATCTGGATCGGACTTCGTTTCGCTGTCGCTGACCTAGAGAGGGGAGCCATGACGATCGACTATGAAGTCCTCCCGGGCGAGCTCGCGGCTCCGCTCGTGATCCAGGACTTCCTCCGCAAAGACTGGGAGGCGTATTCCTGGGACGATTCCTCCGGCCGGTTCTCCCGGAAGATCCTGGCGGCCTACGGCGCCTCCGACACCGAGGAGGCCGACGCTTATGCGGGCTTCAAGGCCTTCTACGAGGCCGTTGCCTCCGAGATCGCCACTCGCTGGAGCAGCCATCGCGACCAGCTCCAATCCTCGGAGAAGGGTTTCTTCGCCATCCTCGAGCGGGACCTCACCGCCTCCGATGCGAAGGAAGCGGGGGGCGCGATCGAATACGAGCACGAGGACACCGACGGCCAGGTCGACATCAAGACGAAGACTGGCCTCTGGCCGGCCCTCGCGGACGACATGGTCGCGAACAAGCGCCATTTTCTTGCCTCGGCGATCACCATCGGCTCCTTAGAGGCAAAGTCGACCAATCGCGGGTCGCTGACGAAGGTGGCCGCGACGGCCTTCCAGCACATCCTCCGTGGCAAGGCCTCCGGGGCGCTCATCCTGACCGTCGACGACGACAATGTCGGAGCCCCTAAGCTCAATGTCCAGGTCCAGCTCGACACGCCGCTTCCGGATGGGAAGAAGCTGTTCGACGGCGGCACGTGGAAGCTGCAGCCGGAGAAGACCTATCAGAACGGCGACGTCGGCGCAGACGTCTTCCAGTTCGATCGGCCGGGTCTGACGGCGCCGACCAAGACGGGCGATTCGACAAACATCCTGAGCGGCGCAGTCTTCTCCGATCCGGCGGAGGGGGATATGCCGGGTGGCGTCGTCTCCTATCGCATCCTCCACCAGGGCGGCTCGACTCCCTGGCTGGTCGAGCTCTATTCGGACCAGGAGCGGAAGGCCTCGCAGCGTGTCGGCTCGAAGGCTTTCGCGGGAGTCACCGGGATCGAGTCCCTCATCATCCCGCTCCGGAACAAGACGGAGCTTGCGATCGACTTCGACATCGACCTGGCTTTGGCCGTCGGCGGAATCCCGAATGAGGATGACGAGAAGGTCGGGACTTTCGACGTCCTGACCCCGCAGGAAGGCGACCGCTGGACGATGGCGATCGCGAGCGACCAGGCGGGCAAGTTCGGGACGAAGCTCGCCTCGATCGGGCCGATCTCGCTGCCCGTCGGGCCCGCGAAGCCCGGATCCGCCTGCACGGCGGCGCTCGCCGGCGCCGGCGCGGGCAATGTCGACAACGGCACGCACACCTGGAAGTACACCTATGTTTCGGCCCTGGGCGAATCCGAGGGCGCGACGGCCTCCAACGTGCTCAACGTCGTCGACAAGACCATCAATGGGAAGGTCGACCTGACCGGGATCGCGAACGGTCCGGCCGGGACGACCGCGAAGAAGATCTACCGGCGAATCGCCGGCGATATGGGGAAATGGAAGCTGGTCGGGACCATCAACGACAACACGACGACGACCTTCCAGGACAACATCGCCGACAGCGGGCTCGGGGCGGACGTCCCGATCCAGTTCGACGAGAGCCTGGCGGCGGACATCACAGTCTAAGGCGCGGTGGGAGGCGAAATGGCGGAGGCGGCGGCAGAAAAAGCTCCCCAGTCGGCACCGTCCTCGAATGGCGCGGCGGCGGATCAGCCTGGAGCTTGGGAATGGACCGAAAAGGGCGTCAGGATCGGCGAAAAGGAGTTCGCGTTCGCCAAGACCGAGCCCGGCCAGATCCAGGAATACGCCGGTCGTCTCCTTGAGGTGACCGAAGCCTTCCGGTCGATGCTCCGCCTACGAGCCGTCTTCGAGAGCGGCCGCCTGGAGAGCTTTGAGGGCGCCTGGGAGAAGTCCCGCCAGGTCTTCCGGGAGGTCCAGAAGGCGGAACTCGCCCTGGCCGAAACGACTTCGGGGATTTCGATCTTCTTCGAGCCTGCGGACATCGCGCGGGAGTTCGACGGCGAGAGCAAGCTCCTCAAAGGCTTCATCGAAGAAGCGATCGATCGGATCGGAGGAAGGTAGTGGGCGAGATCAAAGAGGTCCTGAGCGTCGATCTATCCGATCTTCAGGGGAAGCTCCGGGCCGCCGACACCCAGACGAAGCAGCAGGAACAGGAGGCCGATCGGGCGCAGAAGACGGCCGACCTCAAGCTTAAGGCCACAATGCTCCGGATCAAGGAGGCCCAGGAGCAGATCAACCAGCTCTCGGAGGCGACCGAGGCCGGCTTCCACCACGTGAAACGATCGATCATCAGGGCGGGATTCGCCGAAGTGGCCGGCTCGATCGCCGACGAGATGGGCATCCCCGAATCCGCCCAGCCGCTCGTCCATTTCTCCAAGGCCGCCTACCAGGGCTTCGAGCTCGGCGGCCTGCCCGGCGCCGGGATCGCGGTCGTCATGGAGGGCTTGAAGGAGCTCCTCCATGAATTCCGCTCCGAGAAGGAGAAGCACGAGAAGCTCCGGCAGGATCTCCTCCAGTTCAAGCAGGAGCAGGAGCGCCGGAACGAGGCGATTCAACGGGAGAGCGAGGCGCACCAGAGATCGCTTGATGAACAAATTGAGAAAGCGAAGCTCGAGGCGACAGAAGAATTCAAGAAGTTCCTCGACGAATCGCGGCTTTCTTATGTCCGCTCCGCCTGGTAGGTGATCCATGGCATGGACTGTTGAAATCCGAAAGCCGTCCAGGACGACGACACTCAATATCAATTTCATCTGGGGGATCAACCTCGAGCAGGAAATCGCCTCGCCCACAGAGATCAGCTCCGTCAACTGGGAGATCGATATCGATGGCGAGCTGGTCGACTCCGACCCGAGCGTGATCGGCGAGAATTTCTTCACCTATGCGGAGCTCGTCGCCAGCAACTTCGAGCCGGCCGAGATCGCCTTCATCCAGGACGGCACCGAGCGCAAGGTCCTGAAGCCAGAGGAAGGGTTTATCGGGCCATTCCTGACCAGCTTCAGCTCGGGCGAAAAGGACGGCGGAGAAGGAAAATCGAAGATGTCCTACCGCCTCAAGATCGTCTATAAATCCCGCGGAGGACAGACCGAGAAGAAGGAAGACGTCTACGAACTGGCCACCTCCCTCTCCATCACCAAGAAGAACGGCATCGTGGTCCGCAAGGTCTGGAAGGCCTCGGCCAAATCGACGAGCGCCGAGTCTGCTGAGGCGGCGACGAAGACCTTCACCCCCAGCGAGAAGTTCATCACCGAGGAGAGCGAGGTCTTCTATAAGGATTTCCGGGCGACCCGGATCTGGGTCTGGGAGCTCGAGGCCAAGGGGATCAAACGCTGGCGCTGCTCGGTCTTCTATTTCGGCGGCGACGACTTCGAGGTGGTGACGAGGGCGGGGGCTCGCGCGAAAGCGGCGCGTTTCCTGAAACAGGCCACCCCCCGGCGGATCGAGGTCACGGGGGAGATCGTCGCCTTTACGGCCGACATCCCGATTCCCGCCGATCATTTCAAGACGGGCGAGGATCTCTGGAAGATCCCCGCCGCGGAGAAGTTCCAGAAGGGGTCGGTCATCTTCGACGAGAAGCACGGGGAATACCGGAGGGAGTACCACGAAGTCTACGAGTGCGTCGGGCAGATTCCCGAGCCGAATCACGACGGGAACCATCACCTCATCAATGCGGGGAATCCGCCGGCGGCGGGGGCGGTGGCGGCGTGAGCTTACTTGTTCTCCCGGGCATGCTCGATGCGGGCCTTTTCGTAGAATTCCTTGAATTCCTTTGTCGCCTCTTCCTGCGCTTTCTTAATGTTATCGTCCAAGGATTTTTGCCGCGTCTCGTTTTCGCTTCGAATGGCCGCGTTGATCCGGCGTTGCTCCGCCTTCGATTGCTCGATCTCTTCGAGGCGGGCCTGCTCTTCTTGGTGATGCCGGTTATAGAGCACCCATCCGGCGATGCACCAGGTGGAGACGATCAAGGCGATGAATGCGACGATAAAATAATTCGGTCCCACCTGGCGGGGTGGCATTACCAGAAGGCGGGGTTCTCTCATCGCAAAACCTCCACGCCGAATCCTATCCCACTCTTTACGTTCTGGCAAGGGGGGCTCGGATGCTGAAGGGCGAGCTCCGCTGCGAATACGAATATCAGGGCTACAAAGCCCGGAAGGGCGCCTATCGCCGATCCGACGGCCTCCAGCCCGAGGGGGGCTTCGTCGAGCTCTTCGTCTCGGACTTCAAGAAGCTCACTTTCAACATCCCCGGGATCCAGTGGCGCGCGGTCAACGGATTCGAATTCGACAGCGGAATCAGCATCCGCTCCTGGGAGCAGATGAGAGGTCTGGCCACGATCACGGCGGACCGGCCGGCGGCGCCGGAACCGGGCGGCGACGGGATCAATCTCTTCGGCGACCTCGTCATGCGGACCTTCGCCGGGGACGAGATGGTCCACGAGGTCCGATATTCGGATGTCTATGTCGACCTCAGCTATGACGAGGTGATCCGCGGCCTGGCCAACGTGAAGGAGCATAAGGAGGGGGTGATCCGCGTCCCCCTCACGGACATCCGGCGCTATTACCAGAACTACGGGGCCTTTTTCACGCGCATCAACTGCCGAAGGAAAAATGGCAAGCGGGACCTGGATTCCTTCAGGATCAACGGCGAAGCGCACCCTCTCACCCATGCGCTCGAGATGATGTTCACGCAGCTTCCCGGCTCGCCCATGATCCTCAAGCCGTGCGACCTCTACGAAGAGTTCTTCGATCCGCCTCAGGGGGTCGAAGGCGAGGGAGAGCCGGTCCTCGGACACCTCGAAAAGCTTCTCGAGCGGTTCGGCCTCAAGGCCCAGATGCAGCCCGGCGGGAACTACCTCATCAACCGGAAGTTTTCAACACGTCTCAAGAGGTTCCACATTCCGACCGCTCCTGGGAAGCAGGCAAGCGTCGAAGAGGACCTGCACGACGAGCGCTTCGCCTTCGTTTCAACGGACCGGCCGGCGGCCGCCGCGGGTCTCGGCGGTCGGCGCGTCAAGCGCATGACGGCGCTCTTTGTGCCCGTGCTCCGCGATTCGGACGGTCTCTGGTACACGCTCGATACGATCTGCGTCCGCTGGAAGTATTCCCTCACCGCGCTCAACCGCCAGGTGCTCGCGCTCAACGAGAAGAGCTTCGACGACGTCCTGCCTGCGAAAGATGGTTCCGAGGAGGACCTCGCGCTTCATGACGAGCGCCGGGATATGCTTCGGATGGCCTATCGCCACTATCTCCCTGCCTTCCTCTTCGCTCGCAACCCGGACGGCGGGGTCGATCTGGGGGATGCCGATTCGGAGGAGCTCGGCTTTCTCCCCATGGTCGATTGCGCCTGGTACCGCCAGGAATTCGAGAACCAGCGCCTGGCGAAGATCATGCCCCGGCCTGAATCGAAAGGCGGGGACCTCGGCGAGATCTTCCTCATGCCGCCGATCGTCCGCGGAAGGACCATCGGGCAGACGCTCTTCCGAACTTTCAAGGAGGTCGAGGACCAATTCGAGGCGAACGACAAGGACCTTAAGATTCAGATCGACGACCTTCTGAAGCAGCGCAACTACGACCGGTTCGTCGCCCAGCTCGCCGGCGAATTCCTCTTCGCCTCCGAATCCACCGCCGAGAAGACCCTTGAGCATCTCCGGGAGAGGGGCGTCGCGATCGACAAGGTTGAGCTGGATCTTGGCGGCGACATCAAGGACGCCGGGCAGAAAGTCGGCGTCGTCATCCCCATGAAGAAGCACGTCGAGCTGAGCAAGAACACCAAAGCTGCCCGGGAGACGCTCCTCGCCTTCGGGGGAGAGCAGGGCGTCGGGTATTGGGACAAGTTGATTGATAAGGCTGTCACGGCTCGGGAAAAACTTAAGCAAAGATTCGCGGAATTTAAGAAAACCTGGGAAGACACCACCCAGATCCCCTGCCGGTACAATAAACCTCTTCAGACTCTCTCCCTGAGACCCGATCGCGATACGGGACTTATCACCTCGCCGCGGCCGCTCTGCGTCGCGAAAGACCCGTTCTTTTTCACGGGCGACAGCCAAGAGGTCGCGCTCGATGGTTGCGTCACTGTGACATTCGGCTACGAGATCAAGGGCCAGGACATCGAGGCCTTCACGAACTATCTCTTCCGAGCCGAGGACGGCGGGGATCCCGATAAGATTGCGACGACGAAGTTCTGCGGTTGCCATCGTTCGACGCCCATCAAGTCGAGGGTCTTCCCGATCGAGTCGCGGGAATACCTCCAGGAGAACGGGCAGCCGATGAACCTCAATGCCTGTCTCACCGAGGCGAAGGGCAAGGCGGCCGCAATGCTGAACCAGCCCCGACGCGTGCCGGCCTGGGTGCTCGAGGTGATCGGGCTCCGGAAAGCGGTGCTCGATGCCGGCGCCACCTCGATCCAGCATGTCTGGAACGGCGCCGCGGGTCTGACCCACGTCTTCGTCAATGCGATCGGGAACGGCGGGCCGATGGGGCCTCCGAATCTCCCGCCTTCGACCAACCGGGCCATGGCCGATTTGAGAGAGATGATGCAGCGCGAGGATTTCGCCTCGGAGCTTCGATGAGCCAGACGATCATCGTCACCTACGACTCCTCTCCGACGCGGGTGATCGATCTGCCCAGCGATTTCCTCGCTGGCGTCGATGTGGATTCGCTCATCAAGCTCATCGTCAAGCGCGAGATGGACCTGCCGGACGAGGATAAGTTCTTCGATCTCGAGGCAACGATCTCCTTGGATGCCGATAGTAACGTGATCGTGACTCTCCATTTCACGCCGGCGGAGACGGCCCTTCCGGCCGGGACCTGGCCGGGGGCCTTGCGTGTCTGGAAGGACGGGGACGATTCTCATGAGCCCGATGATGTCGAGGCGGTCAACCTCGAGGTTGAGGAGGCGATCGATCTCCCATGAGGCAGCCCGAGCCCTATCGTCCTGGACCTGAAGACGAGCGGACCTGGTCGATCCCTCTGGCCACAGCCGTCCTCTGGGATTATTCGGATCTCCCGGTCCTCAACCAGCCCCTGAAGAAGCTGGGCGCCAAGATGGCGATGCGCGGCGCCGCGGTCGAGGCCTGGGGAGACGATCCGAAGCTCCCGAAGATTGCCGATGGCAGCAAGCGGAACGAGGATACGAGCGCCGGCAAAAGGACCCCGACGCTCTACAACGTCCTCCCCGACAACTGGGTCCTCCGCTACTTCCAGAAGGACGGCAAGGGCAACCTCTCCGCCTGGTGCCCCCGCCTGGTCGTCGACCAGACGAATCCCCATACCAGCCTCGAGAACCGCGGGACGATGTTCGTGGACTTCGAGGGGAGCCAGGTCTGGGCCTGGGGGAACGATCTCTGGCGCATGACGGGGATCTCCGCGGCCGTCGCCGACAAGGAGCTCGCCTTCAACGGCGCGGCCTATCTCGGAATGCTTTACCCGGACGGGAAGGGCGGCGGGATCCAGGCCCGGAACGCGCTTGCGACCGAGATCTCGCTCAATCTGGGACACGTCGCGACCTCGAAAAAGGTCGGGCAATGGGCCCAGATCCTGACCTTCGTGGACCCGCCCGCGGATGCCGGGCCCGGGAAGACGAAGGCTGGCCCCGGGAAGACGAAAGGCGGCGCCGCCGGCCGCCCCGACAAGAAGGCCGAGCTCGCCCTCCTCCATCGGACGCCCTTCAAGCTCGCCAACGGCCTCAAGATCACGATGCCGCCGATCGAGCCCGCGCCGAAGACGGTGGACGATGGTGATGAGTATGTGGACGTCCATTTCTCGCCCGGGAAGCCCAATCCCCAGAAGCCCGACCTCGAGGAGAACAAGCTCTCGAACTTCAAGCCGATCGAGGTTGCGAACCATCCCCAGCTCGCCGCCTGGACGAAGCGGAAGCGGGCCTACAGCCCGACCCCGACCGGCCCGACGCACTACGACGATTCCTATCACGGGCGGCCTCCCGAGAAGCCGGGCTATTCCGCCGGCGGCGGGGGATCGGGCGGATCCGGCGGCTCGGGCGGCGATGATGACGGCTCGGGGGATCCTCTCCCCTGGCTGACCGATTACGACCGGCCCGGCTCGCCTTTCTATTCGCCGCCCGATGCCGGCGATGGCCTCCCGGTCGAGAATGGCGATACGAAGACCGATGCGGACGGCAATACCTATCACAAAGTCACCTGGCCCGATGGCACGACCTCCTGGGATCGCGACACGGCGCCGCCCAAGGCCGCCGGCACGAAGCAGGTCCAGCAGGGGCACTTGAAGGCGCAGAGCCCCAGCTTCACGCAGCGGACGAACAGCCACTGGTACGATTCGGCCCGGGACGTCGTCGCCCCCCACCAGGTCCGGAAGCCCGCCGGCTGGACCTCGATCATCCTCAAGACCGAGTTCAAGCTCTCCCGGATCCCGCAGGCCGGCGAGTGGGTGGAGCTCGCCATCTGCATGGTCGATCGCAACCGATCGGGGGATAGCACCCCGACGATCTACGGCTACTCCTGGGCGTTCGGTGAGGACTGCGGGGATCTCGAGTCGAAATGGTTCCTCCACCTGGTGAAGTTCTCCGACCTTCCGAAGGCGGAGCAGGAGCTCGAGGTGATCTTCGCGCTCATGGCCCACTACCCGACCGGCGGCGATTTTGGAGCCTCGACCGGCTTCGTGGCGCTCACCCCCGACGGCCTCCCCGGCCAGGTGCATCGCTCGGCCGTGACCCCGTTCTTCAGGGATTGGGTCGAATAGCCATGGTAGATCTCGCCCTCAACCGTCACGACAACTGGACCGGATCCGGGTGGGAAGGCTATCTCAAGACGCGCGTCAAGCGTGCCCATGACGGCGACGAGAACTTCTGGGCCTATGCGCCCTTCGACCAGGGCGACTGGACGAAGAAGGATCCGGTCGGGCAGTCGACCTACGAAAAATCCGTCGACGAGATCTCCCTCCTTGCCTTCGAGAAGGTGACCGCGGACGTCCTGGTCGCCGGGATCGGCACCCATCGGATCCGCCGGCGGCTCACGCTCCCCAGGAATTTCGGGCGTTCAGGGCCGAGCCCGATCGACTCGGGGACGCCGGACACCGCGCTCGGTCTTTTCCCGGCCGGCTCGATCGTGGGCTTCGCCTATCGGAGCGGCGCGATCTCTGATCTCCTGGCCACGCTCTACATCGACGGCGTCGCGGATCCGGGCGTGGACGTGATCTCGATCAAGCCGGTGGGCGCCGGGGCGTGGGAAATGTTCTCGCTCTCGCCCTCCTGGGCCTACCTCCCGGGCGCCGCCCTCACCTTCGAGATCGAATACGACGCCTCGGATCGCGGCGTCTTTGTCGGGCTCTCGGACCTCATCGTCAAGTACCGGACGGCGAGGGGGACCGCATGAAGCTCGCCGTCACCTCGATCGCCTTCGGTAAGGATTATCTCCGCCTGGCGGAGGTCTCCTTCCCGACGTTCGACGCCTATGCTCGGAAGATCGGGGCCGACTTCGTCCCTCTCTCCAAGCGGAAGTTCCCGACCTGGTCGCCCTATTGGGAGAAGTTGCAGCTCGGGGACCTCCTGACGTTCTACGACCGTGTCGCCTTCATCGACTGCGACGCGATCGCGAGCCCGCGGGCGCCGTCGATTTTCGAGGCCGTCCCCGCAGATTCCTTTGGCGCCGTCGACGAGGTCGCGCAGGGGTTCGTCCATCGCCGGGAAATGCTGACCGCCGTCGACTTCTACGGGTTCCATCCTCGGATCGCAAGCCTGCGCTGGCACTTCAACGCTGGCGTCATGGTCTTCGGGCGGCCGCATCAGGGGGTTTTCCAGATCCCCTCACGGGTGGATCCGCTCTCGACCATGCCCGAGGAGATCTATTTCAAGCTCCGGGTCCTGGCGCTCGGGATCCGCTTCCACTCGCTCCCCGCCACCTGGAACGCCATCTCCCAGCGATTCCCTAAAGGGCGCGACGGCTTGAACGTGATCCATTATGCCGGCGGGAAGGACCAGATCGACGGCATGATCGCCCAGATGAAACGGGATCTCTATAGGTGGGCGGCATGAGTTACACCTTCTCCGTCCAGCCCCATCAGGTCTGCTCGCATGCGCCCGAATCGGGCTGCCCGCGCCGCTTCCAATGCGATACCGAGGCGGATCTCGCCACCGTGCTCGTCGAGCGGGCGCCACTTAACCCCGGGGACCGGGCCTTCGCGGCCGCCGAGGGGACATCCTGGATCACGAAAGACGGAACGACGTGGACGAGCTTCGGTGGGGGTATGACGCCCGCCCAGGTCGCTCTCCGGGTTCTCCTGAGAATCTGATATGCCGATCCTCGACGCCACCACCAGGAAGATCGAGCTCAAGCTCGGCGGCGCAGTCACGACGAACGAGCTCGACATCACCGGCGGCTACGTCGATTGGGATGCACCCACGGTCTCGGTCGTCGAGGAGACCCCGGTCCTCGCCCAGTCGAACGGCGCGACTCCGGTCGCCATCATCGATGTCCCCGCCGGCGCCGACACCCGGCGCCATGGCAAGGAGCTCTTCGTCAGGAACCGGGACACCGTCGCGGCGACTGTCATCATCCAGTACAACGACAACGGCACGATCTACGAGCTCGGCTCCTGGACGCTCGATCCGGACGACACGCTTCAGTACATCGACGGGGACGGCTGGCGGGTCGTCTCCCCGACGGGAGGCGTGAAGACCTCGACCGTCGCCTCGCCGCACAACATCCTCTCAGCCTCTCACGGCGATGCGGTCGTGGCGGCCGTCCAGGCGGGCGATCTTCTCTATGGCAACGGCACGCCCAAATGGGACCGCCTCGGGATCGCTCCGAACAACCGCCTGCTCTACGTTTCCGGTGGCCTCCCGGCCTGGTCGGACTCGAAACTCGCCTACGACGGAACGGACCTGACCACACCCCGAATCCTGCCCGCGACCGACAACACCTACGATCACGGAACGATCACCAATCGCGTGCGCGCGGGGTACATGACGGCGCTTCATCTGCTCGGCGCGGCCGACAGCTCCATCGTCGAGACGACGACGAGCTTCGCGGATGGCGCCGACAAGTACCACACCGTGCTCGCGAACGGTCGGCATAATTGGTTCACCGATTCCGCCGACGCCACAGCCGCATTCTGGATCGGCGGCGGCTCCGGTACCGAGGGCGCGGGCGTGCTCGTGTGGCCGCAGAGCCCGGCCTTTCCGGCGCGCAAGACCTATATGTGGTCCGGCGCGAATGGGCCGTTTGCGATCGGCGCCGGTAATGTGGGGCTGATGGACCCCGACGGCCTAGCAGGCGCGTCGTGGTACATGTTTGATCCGAGCGGCGCGTTCGCGGCGTTCGGCATCGCGCTGACGACCTTCGACGCCGTGATCGCCACTACCTCCAACCCCGGTCCGGTGGACGGCGGCATCGTCATGCAGCCTGCCGGTAATTACACGCATATCTCAAACGGCTTCGGAGCGCAGCTCTTCACCGTCGCCAATGTGGGCGGTACGGACTACGAGCGCTTCGAGGTGAACTGGCAGTCGGTCTCTAACGTCTGCAATCTCTGGACAAAGAAAGACGGCAGCGGATCTGTTCGCGTGATGCGGCTCGGCATCGGCGGCACGGGCTACTGGGCGATCGACACGTCGGGCAATTACGTGGCGGTCACCGACGCGGCGAACGACTGGGGCGACGCGACTCACCGGCCCAGGGATCTCCACCTCTCTCGCGACCTCTACCTCGGCGGCACGTCGCGCTACAGCGTCCTCTCGGTCGGCGCGAGTGACAAGGTCCAGGGCGTCTCGCCGAACACGACAACGACCCGGAAGTTTCTCCGCCAGGTGGGGGATGGGGTCAACTCGGCGGATCCGGCCTGGGACACGATCGTGGTCGGAGATCTCCCGACGTTCACCCTGGCGGGGACCGCGAACCAGGTCTCGCTCTCGGCCTCCGGAGCCAATACCATCCTCTCGCGGAACATCACGCTCTCACTTCCGCAGGACATTCACACGGGCGCGACGCCGACCTTCGCCGGGATGACCCTGACCGGGAACCTGCTCTTCAGCGCGGATGCGACCTACGACGTCGGCGACGCGACGCACCGTCCCCGAGATCTTCGCCTCTCGCGCGACATCTACCTAGGAGGCGTTGCTCAATGGAGCGTCCTTTCCATCGGCGCCTCGAGCAAGGTGCAGGGGGTGTCCCCGAACACTACGACCACGAGGAAGTTCCTGCGGCAGGTCGGCGATGGCGTGAGCTCCGCCGATCCTGCGTGGGATACCATCGTCGTGGGGGATCTCCCGACCTTCACGCTCACCGGCACGGCCAACCAGGTGAGCCTTTCGGCTTCCGGGGCGAACGTTCTTCTCTCCCGGGATCTCACTCTCTCCCTGCCCCAGAACATCCATACGGGGGCCGCGCCGCAGTTCGCTGGCCTGACACTCACCGGCGAGCTCGTCTTCAGCGCCGATGCGACGGTCGACCTAGGAGACGCGACGCACCGTGCTCGGAATCTCTGGCTCTCGAGCCTTACCTCCGGTCGGGTGACCTATGCGACGGCCAGCGGCCAGCTTACCGACAGCGCCAATCTGCTCTTCGACGGGACGAATCTCACGCTCGGGTCCGGTTCGGCTCTAAAGTGGTCCACCGATCTCATCCTGGTCCGTGACGGCGCTGGGGTCATCGCCCAGAAAGACGGCGTGAACGCCCAAACGCTTCGGATCTATGGAACAACCACCGGTCCTAAATATCTCGCTCTTCTACACGATGGGGTCGAAGGGGTTATCCAAACGAATGCCGGCGGCGGTGCGTTGGTGTTAAACGTCCAAGGGACCAGTTATTGGCAGATCAACACCAGCGGTCACTGGCTCGCGTGGACCGACAACGTATCGGACTTCGGCGCGACAGGGGCGTCTCGTCCACGTTCGATCTATTGGGGAACGCAGGCATTCGGCCCTGACGGCTCTGCCGCAAATCCATCGTATTCATTTGCGAACTCGACCAGCACCGGATTTTATCGTCTTGATGCGTCGAACGTCATTTACAGCATCAGCGGGGCTGCACGGATTCTTTTCGGGCTCAACGGACAAGCAGAGCCTGGCATCTACATTGGATCAACGGCCGTTTTTGGTTGGGACAATGGCACAGTTGGCAGCGGCAACGTCGTCGTCAAGCTCTATCAGAACGGTACCGGCATCCTTGAGCAGAAGAACGGCACCACCGCTCAGGAGCACCGAATCTACGGCACGACGACGGGCCCGAAGTACATTTCGACCCTGCACAACGGCACCGACGGCTACATCGACGCGCACGGCAGGATCTTCGTGGCGACCACGAACGCGACATCGACCAGGTTCGGATCGCCGGTCTATCCGCAGGTCGACAATACGACGGATTTTGGCGCCGCGTCCCTGCGTTGGGCGTCCGGCTATTTCAGCACCGCCCTCATCGTCGGGACGACCCCCGCGACCGCCGGGCTCATCCGGACCCCCAACGCCACCGCTATTAATTTCCGGAACCAAGCCAACGGCGCCGATTACACCCTGATCGAGAGCCTGACCCGGAATTCGGTGAACGACTGCGTCCGAGTCGGCGGGTCGAGCGCGGGCGTGATCTTTGCCATCCGCTCCAAGAACGGGATGCCCACCACGAGCGATCTCCTCGACGGGGAGGCGGCCGTCTTCAGGGATACGGGCCGCGGCGAAATGTATCTCTGGGTCAACGACGGCGGAACGCTGGTCGCCGCCCAGCTCTTCGTGACTTCCTACTGACGAATCGAACGAAAGGAGAGAGAGATGAAGAAATTCGCGCCCTGGCTTTTCGCGATCGCCGCCCTCGGGATCCTCGGCTTCAAGGTCGTGGCCCCGGCCTACATCGTCCTGACCGGCGCCGCGGTCCCCTCAGCCCCGAGCTCCGGCTCGATCCAGATCCTCTCGGACAACACCGACGCCAACCGGGTCAAGTTCCAGGACTCCTCGGGCGCGCTCATCTTCCTCGACAATCCGAACAAGGGCAACTTCCTCCGGAACTCGGGGAAGTGGTTCGCCCAACGGCAGACGCCGGGGACCTTGACGACCATTACCCAGAGCGCGACCGCGCGAAAACCGGCGTGCGATGGATGGGCTGCGACGATCGAGAACGCCGACCTCCAGTACAACCGCACCGATACCGGCGCCTCGAAAGAGACCGGACTTCAGGGGAAATATTACGGGACCGTAAAGAAGATCACCAATACCGGAAAGTTTTTCCTCTCCCAATGCATCGAGGGGAAGGACTGCCAGGTTCTCCGCGGCCGCGCCGTCCGCTTCCAGCTCTGGATGAAGGCGAGCGGGAATAAGACGATCCGCCTCGCGGTCATCCAGAACAACTCCTCGGCGACGGAAGACTCGCTCGCCGCGACCTTCATCAGCGCCGTCGGGGCGAACTCGACCAACCCGACGCTCGGGACCAACCTCGCCTACGTCGCGCCGCTTTCCGCCGGTCTCGATCTCGCCACCGCTCCGGACGCCCAGGCGGCCTCTTGCGCCGTCACGACCGCATGGCAGCGGTTCGGCTTCTGCGTGACCGCGCCTTCCGACTTCAAGAACCTCCTCGTCATGATCTACAGCGACTCCCAATTCGCCGCGAACGATACCCTCTCCTGGTCCCAGGACTCGCTCACCGACGGCTATGACATCCAGAACTGGGTGCCGCTCGCCTGGTCGCTCGAACTTCGGCGCGTTCAGCGGTACTTCTCGAAGACCTGCGATCCCGACTCGCTCCTGGGCGCGACAGCCCTCGGCGTCAACACCGGCGAGGCGAAGGGGATCGTCGGGAAGGCGGCGGCCGCGAGCGGCGACATGATCTTCTGGCGCTTCCCGGTCGAAATGGTCTCGACCCCGACCGTCACCGGCTTCAACCCCGTCACGAATTCCAGCGCCCACGTCCGGCAGATCACCCAGGCGGCTGACGCCTCCGCCGGCGCGACGATCACCGTGAACAACACGACCTCCTGCAAGGTGATCGAGACGTCGCCGGCGTCCTCCGCGGTCGGCGACGAGATCGGGATCCATCTGACCGCTGATGCCTCCGGCACCAACAACGAATTCGATTAACGAAAGGAGATACTCCGATGGGCCTCAAGATCAAGCTGGAACGCGCGAAGACGACCGATGTCTCGAGCGAGTTCGTCTTCGTCGGAAGCGATCCGGATCGCCTGCCGGACTACGCGGGGACCGGCGCGACGCGCGAATGCTCGGGCGAGGACGGGCACACCTGCACCGTCGATCGCGACTTCTGGATCGAGACCGTGAAGGAGAAGGGCCAGAAGATCACCCGGTCGAAGGTCATGCCGATCGAGGAGGCCATCGAGCACTGCAAGGCCTCCACGAACTGCGTCGAGAAGGCCCTCCTCGAGAAGAAGCTCCTCTGCACGAAGACGGTCGACCTGGTCAAGAAGGACGGCCAGGAGGAGGAAGCCGAGGAGCCGCATGTCCACGGTGACTCCTGCGATCGCACGCCCTCCGTCCAGGAGGAGCTGGGGGCCGCTCTCAACAACGTGGTGAAGTTCGAAGAGGCGAAGAAAGGCGAGGCGGACCTCCTCGCCCGGAAGGCTTAGACGGCGCCGGGGGCGGCCGCTTTCAACGGCCCCCAGAAGGAGAAGGAGGCGGAACATGGCGGACACGAAGATGCAGCCCGGGGACATCCAGGTCTCGATGGACCGGGACCGGGGCATGGAGTTCTACAAGCAGATGAACCACGCGGTTGCCGCGAGCGTCTCGGAGAAGAACGCGCTCGGGCGCCTCGTCGACAAGCTCGAGGAGCTGGGCTACAAGGTGATCGAGGACGCCGGCGGCGTCGAGCGGATCTCGACTTCCGGGGTCCCGGGTCTGGTCTCGTTCATCGTCACGCGGGCGGAGCTCCGGGTCATCCGGAAGCGCTTCGTCGCGCTCATCATGCCGGGCTCCCAGCAGCAGGTCCCCTACATCTACGAGCGTCGGCGGGTGATGCCGATCCTCGAGGACCTCGGGATCCGCCGCGTGGTGGAGAAGGAGGCCTACGAGGGCGACAAGAGCAAGGAGGAGGCGGAGGAGGCCCTGACCGACGTCGAGCTGGCCGCGGAAGAGGCGAAAGAGAAGCCCGCCGCGAAGCCGGAGGCCCCGAAGGAGAAGGATCTCCTGAAGAAGGAATAAACCGGAAAGAAAGCGGCCGGCGGGATTGAGAGAAATGCCCGCCAGCCGCTCCTGGCCTTGGGTGAGAGGAGGGTTGTATGGCGGAAGGTACGGAGGTCCTCGGCGGCCGGAACGAGCCGCGGGAGCCGCAGTTCAAGCGGTTCACGGACCGTGTCCTGCTCTCGGCGTGCGGCCTCGTCATGGCGCTGGTCGGCCTGGTCTGGGCCCTGACCTGGAGGGGCTCCGAGGCCAAGATCCAGGAGGCTACCCAGCGCCTCAATGCCTCCGATGCGACCCAGAAGCAACACGCCGAGCGGATCATCAAGCTCGAGGTGTTGCAGGACCAAGCCGAGCGTCACCTCCAGTCGATCGACACCAAGCAATCCGTCATCGAGGGAAAGATCGACTCGACGCAAGGCTCCCTCAACCAGGTCCTGATCGAGATCCGGAAGAAATAGGCGCACTGATTTTGGTGGAAGAAAGGAGACAGCATGGCCGATGAATCGGCGGTCAATCCGGCCGCGGCGGTGAAGCCGGGATACAAGACGACGGAGTTCTGGCTGACGCTGCTCTCGATGCTGACGGGCGGCGTGATCTCGAGCGGGCTCTTCCCGGAGACGAGCCCGGTCATGAAGGGCGCGGGGCTTCTCGCGATGATCCTCGGGGCCTTCGGTTACACCGTCTCGCGCGGGATGGCGAAGGGCGCGAAGCTCCTCCTGGTCGGGATCCTGCTCTCGGCCGTCCTGGGCGGCTGCCGCTACGTCGACGAGAAAGCGGTGAAAGAGTTCCAGGTGGACGACGAGGCGATGATGGTCGAGCTCGCGAAGTACGTCTCGGCCGATCCCACCAAGCAGAAGCCCTCGCCGGCCCATCCTCAGTCGACGATCGCCCAAGACGAAGCGGCCGAGATCCAGAACCACCGGGCCGCGGTCGCCGGCGACGTCCGGGGCGTGGATCCGGCCGAGGAGCAGCGCCTCGTCGCGACGTTCCTGGCCTATGTCCAGAGCGACCCCCGGGCCTCGCCGGGCTTGAAGAAAGCCTGGTCGAACGTCGCCCGATCGCATCTGGATCTCTTCGCATCCGTCCATCGGTAGATCCCAGAGAGAGAAGGAGAAAAACTCATGCCCGACCCCGCCGCCCCGGCCCCTGCGGGCCTCGACTGGTCCGCGATCGGGAACTCGATCGCGAACGACGCGATCGCCGTCGTGAAAGCGAAGGCCACGGGCTTCCTCGAGAAGCACCCGGATGCCCTCGCCCACATGAAGGAGTGCGCCTTCGACGCCGCGAAGGCCCTCGTCCTCTATGGCCTGACCTCCGACCCCGACGCGAGGGCCGACTTCAAGAAGCAGGTCGAGCTCGACAACCAGGCGAGCCGCGAGGAGGCGCTCTCGATCATCAAGGACGCGGCCGACGAGGCGCCGTCGGTCTTCTGGACCGTGCTCGAGGACATCGGGAAGATCGCCCTCGGTCTCGCGCCGATCCTGCTCAAGGCGATCTAGCAAGCTCCTTGCCGTCGGCCGTCCGCCGCCGGCGACCGCCTCCGGGGGCCAGGGCCCGCGCCTGGCCCCCTTGGAGCCGACGACGTGAAGAAGGAAGCCAAGAACGGATTGCTCGACCTCGTCCTCGTGATCTGCGCGGCGGCGCTCGTCATGGGGATGGGGTTCTTGCTCGGCAGGATGACCCAGTGAGCCCGGGCGCGGGCCTCGAGTGCAGACGTCTGCATAGAATAACCCCGTGGATGGGGGCTCGAGCCCCCATCACCCCCAGCCATGGGGGTCCGCCTCCGGGCGGGCGGTTTTCGCGTAACCCCGTGATCGTGCATGGATCTTGACTTCGGGTCCGGGGCGGCTATCATTGGGAAGCTGAGTGGCGATCTGAATCCTGCATTCCGGCTCGAGGAGAAGAGAAACCCTGGCAAGGATGGCCTTCGGGCGCTCGAGCAAGGTTTGATAAATAGGGGCGGCGGGATTCGAACCCGCATCTCAAGGGTTCAAGCCAAGCGTCCTACCGTTAGACGACGCCCCCGGGCTGACTCGACGTTGGGACGAAGGATCCAGTGGGTGCGGTAGGTGGCGCGGCCGGCAAAGCGCGCGGCCACCTACCGCATCTTTTATTTTCAAGGGCCGCCCACCGCGGCCGCGCGCCATGATTTCATCGCGACCTCCGTTCTCATCGGAATAGACCTCCAGATACGTTTCGCGCGCGGGCTTCTGCGACGTGCAGCGGCCCGGCTCGGACCTTCCGACAACCCTCTCCTACCCCAGCCAGGTCCGGCCTACCGCCTCAAAGGCTTGACCTGTCCTCCGCCTCTCTCACCGTTGGCGGGCAACTCTAGGTGGACGTTAATATATAACCATGCGCCATTCGTGGATTCAACCGTTTCCTGAGAAATTCTCGCGACGCGGTGCCGGAAATCGGGCCCGGCCGACGCGTTCGGGGGCTCGAGTTTTCGGCTCTTTCTGACCTAGGCTCGCGGGTGCGCTTTCCGATAGACCTCCTCCATTCGCGAGCTCGTGACGTGGAGGTAGATCCCCGTCGTGGAGAGATAGGCATGGCCGAGCAGCTCCTGGACCGTCCGGAGATCGGCGCCGCCCTCGAGAAGATGCGTCGCGAAGCTGTGCCGGAAGAGGTGCGGGTGGAGATGCTTCCTTAGTCCGGCCCGCTCGCCCAGGATTTCAAGCCGCCGGCGGATCGCGGTCAGGCACCATCGGCGGCCGCGGTTCGAGATGAAGAGCGCCCCCTCGCCGGCGCGGCCGCGCTTCCGGAGAGTTTTCTCGCGGGACGGGATCCAGGCCCGGATCGCCGCGATCGCGGCCGGCGTGAAGAGCATGATCCGGTCCTTCAGGCCCTTCCCGCGGATCCGCGTCCGGCCGCTTTCGAGGTCGATCTCGGGAAGGTCGATCGAGGCGACCTCGGAGATGCGCCCGCCCGTCGCGTAGAGGACCTCGACCAGGAGCACGTCCCGGACGTCCTTCAAGCTTTGGAGGAGCTGCGTGATCTCGGCCGCGGTCAGGTATTCCGGGAGCTTCCTGGCGACGCGGATCCGCCCGAGATCTTCGAAGGGGTTCTGGTAGAGATAGCCCTGCCGGCGGAGCCACCCGTACCAGTTTTTGGCGCGCGAGACCTTGACCCGGACGGTCGAGGGCTCGAGCTCCTGGGCGCGGAGCGAGGCGACGTACTCCGTCACCTGGTCGAGCCCGATCTGGTCGTAGCGGAGACCGCGCGAATCGAGCCACCGCCCATAGCGCTCGACGTCGCCGGCGAGCACGCGGACCGTGTCTCTCGAATGACCGAGCGCGGTCAGATGGACCTTGTATTTTTCGATGAGGGCCGCGACCGGGCCCCGGTCGATGCCGGACTCCAATCCTCCCTATCCACTCCCGGGCGTACCCTCTTTTCCCCTGCCCGGAAACTCCCTCCCGAGGAAACACCCCACCCCTATTCCCTCGGGGACTGCCCGGTCGCATTCTCTCTAACGGACCGCGGGCCGCGCGGGTGCATGAAATTTATTTTAAATTCCGCTCCATTTTGCAGTTGACTTTAAAGTCTTTCTCCGGGTAGAGTCCCCTTCGTCGAGCTCAAGGAGAAGAGGGCGGCCTGCGGTCACACCGAATCAAGCCTGAAACTGCTTGATTTCACGCATTCGTGACCTCGGGCCGCCTCGCAAGGAGGCGGCATGCAGGACGGCGATCCGGGCCTGAGAGGGGGAGCCAACTTTTCCCCCTTGGAGGGCCCACCCCCGGCACCATCCGGGGACTGCCCTGTCGCGGGCCCTCTTCAATCTTCTTACCCGTCCCCCGTCCCGGCGGTGCGCTGCCACCGGTGCGGGGTCCTCGTCCATGGCGGCCTCGCGCCGGCGCGGCCGGGCATCTGCGCGCCCTGCGAGGCTTGGCTCACCTCGGGGATCCAGCTGCCGCCGCCCCCGCCCTTCGAGCCGCGTCATGAGGTGTCGTCGTGTTAGGGGACCTGGACGAGACGGTCCTGGCCCTTGACGCCCTCTGTCCGCGCCGGCGTTGGCGCGAGCCCTCGGACTGGCTCCTGGACGCCCACCGGCAGGGGCTTCTCCGCTGGGACGAGGCGCTGACCCTCTACCTCTGCTTCGTTCCGTGCGAGCGGATCGGAAAGGGGGGGCGGCCATGAGGGTCACTCAGACCGACATCGCCCGGCGCGCGCGCCTGGACGTCTCGAGCGTGAACAAGATCCTGAACCGGACGCCGGGGCCGAAGTTCCTACCGGCGACGGTGAAGAGAGTCCTCCGGATCGCGCGCGAGCTGGGCTATGACTTCGGCCGGGCGACCAAGGGGACGCTCGGCCGCGATCTCCAGGCGGCCAAGGAGGCGGGCGGCGCGCTCCTCCTCGCCGCGCGCGAGGCCCGGCGGGCGCTCGAAGCGGGCGAGGTCCTCTACAGGGACGGCTCGGCCGATCGCGGCCTTGAGCGGCTGCTTGCGGCCGCGGTCGAGAAGGCCGAGAAAGCGGGGCTCGTCGCATGATGCCTCGGAAGGTGCCCTCGGCGAATCCCGAGAGCGTGGCGGCGCTCTCCTATGCTCGGAAGCGCTGGGGAATGGCGATCCGGAGGGTCGACAGCCACTCGCGGCTCTGCCGGCCGTGCAATCGGCAGCGTCATCCGCATGCCTTCGCAGTCCTGTCCGGCGCTCTCACGAATCCCGGCGTCGAGGCCTATCAGCTCTGCCCGAAGGCCCGCGAGCTCTACGAAGAGGAGCGCCAGGCGCTCGCGGACTATCGGGCCCTGGGCGGGACGCTTCCAGTCGTGCGTGAAGGAGCCCGGGCATGAGGCGCACCGAGAGCGAGATGGAATTCCGCCGCCTGGTCCGCGAATTCATCCGGCGCTGGCAGAAGAGCCTGATCGAGGACCGCCGGTCGCTGCGCGAGCTCCGCCGGCGGAAGGGTCCCGCCTCGGAACGTATCGCGGCCTGGAGGGCTGGCTTCATCTGTTCAGCCGATCTTTTTCTCCGAGAGATGTCGGAGGCCCTAAAGGAGACCTGATCCCCCTCGAACCCTCCCTCATCTGAGGTGGGGCTTGCACGTTGGCGGCCCGGGCCAGCCGGGCCGCCAGGGTTCCGGCCCGAAGACGGAATAGGAGGAGGCGGAAATGGCAGCCAGCGCGGCGGTCGAATCACCCTTCCGATTCATCCCTCTTGATGCGATCGAGGAATCGAAGGCGAATCCTCGGAAGACATTCGAGCCGGAGGCGCTCGAGGAGCTCGCGGTCTCGATCAAGGCTAAGGGGGTGCTCCAGCCGATCCTCGTCCGGCCTCAGAATGGGCACTTCGAGCTGGTCGCCGGGGCCCGGCGCGTCCGGGCGGCGAAGAAGGCGGGCCTGAAAGATATCCCGGCCGTCGTGCGCGAGCTCTCCGACGAGCAGGCCCTCGAGGCGATGGTCATCGAGAACCTCCAGCGGGCCGATATCCATCCCCTCGAGGAAGCCGAAGGCTACCAGGCGCTCCTCAAGTTCAAGGGATGCGACGTCCCGGGCATCGCGAAGAAGGTGGGGAAGAGCGCGAGCTACGTCTACCAGCGCCTGAAGCTGGCCGAGCTCTCTCCCTCCCTCAAGGAGGCCTTCACAGGCGGCGCCATCACCCCGGGGCATGCGATCGAGCTCGCTCGCCTCCAGCGGGAGGATCAGGAGGAGGTCAAGTCGAAGTACCTCTTCATCGAAGAATACAGCCGTGCGACGGACTCGCGGGTCCGGGCCGTGGTTCCCGTCCGGGAGCTTCGGACCTGCATCGCCAAGCGGATCCATCGGAGCCTCGCCTCGGCGCCCTGGAAAAAGGACGACGCGACCCTTCTCGCGAAGGCGGGGCCCTGTACGACGTGCCCCTTCCGGGCGGCGAATCAGCCGGACGCCCCTAAAAAGGACGGTCAGGACCAGACCTGCACGAAACCTTCCTGCTACGAAGAGAAGCTCCGCGCCTATGCGGAGCGAAAAGTCCAGGAGCTCCGGAAGATCGACCGGAAGGCGACTCTGATCTCCGACGAGTACTCCGGAGGCCCCAAGGGCTCCCTGCCCTCCTCCAAATACGACGAGCTCTCCGGAAAGCAGAAGGATTGCCTGGGCACGACCAAGGGGGTCTTCGTCGATGGGGCAAAGGTCGGCCAGGTGGTCCGGATCTGCGCCGCCGGCGAGCGCTGCAAGGTCCACAACACCTACCACAGCACGAGGAGCTCGACCGATTGGGCGGCTCAGTCGCGCGCCGAGGCCCGTCGCAAGTTTCGCGAAGCCGAAGTCGCCAGGCGCGTCATGGATGCCTTCCTCCCCAAGGTGAAGGCCTTCAAGCGGGCCGATCTCGAAATGATCGCCCGATCCTTCTTCGGCGATGTCTGGCATGAACGCCGGCGGAAGATCGCCGCCCGCCACGGCTGGAGCAATAGCTATGACGTCGGCTCCGGGAAGCTCGGGAAGATGTCCGACCAGGACCTGGTCCGACTCATTCTCGAGATCGCTTGTACTCTCCGGCGGCCGGATCTTTTCGCAGCATCCAAGCGGCATGGCGTGAACGCGAAGCGGATCGAGAAGGCCTACCTCGCGGAGCTGAAAGCCAAGAAAGCGAAGAAGAAGGCGGCGAAGGCCGCGAAAGCTTCGGCCAAGAAGAAGCGATAGGAGCCCGGGCGGATCCTGGCTGAGGGAGAGGGTTGATGGCGGGAGAGAGCGGAGACGCGACCGGGGAGAGGAGGGGACTGCCAACCCTCCCGAAAACTTCGTCCATGAAGATCCCCCAGAGTGCGCCGGCGGCCCGCGGAGGCGGATAGCAGCAGCGCGCGGGCGGCCGGCGAAATCTTTCGGCGAGTGAGAGAGAGTGGAATGGCGACGGAACCGGAGAGAGCGGCGACCCTGTGCGCGGAGCCCGAGGCAAGGGCCTTCCGCTGCCCGGAATGCGGGCACGAGGAGGCGACGGCCGAGGGCCTGGGCACCCACCTCGAGCGGCATCGCGAGGTCCTCCCGGTGCAGACGTCTGCACGGGGCCGGATCCTCACCTTCCCCTGCCCGAAGGGCTGCGGCCGGAATTTCCGACCCGGAAACGCGGCCGGGCGGACTCCGAGCGCCGAGATCAGGCTCCACATCGAATCATGCGCCGGCCTGCCGCCGCTTCCGGCGGCTCCGCCGGCGGAGCATCGAAAGGAGGAGGCGGTGGCGAAGAAGTTCGTCTGCGAGAAGTGCCCCGGCGAGAAGTTCGACAGCCCGCAGGGCCTCGGCGCCCATCGGCGGCGCGAGCATCCGGGCACCGCGAAGCCTCGCCGCGGCGGGCGGCGGGCCGCGACCGCCGGGGAGGGCGCCGGCGAGACCGAGCGGGAGCCCCTCGTCGTCCCAGACACGAACGGCGAGGCCCGGCCGATCAAGGACCGGATCCTGGACCAGCTTGAGCTCGAGGAGGACCGCCTGGCGAAGGAGCTCGGGCACTGCAAAGCGTTGATCGCGGCCGTGAGAGAGACGCCGGGGGGGGGGTCGGCCTAAGAAGCCGGACCCTTCGTAGCGCGGCCTGAGGCGTCGACGGCCGCGGCGCCGCGTGAGTGCGGGGAGTGCGGGCACTGGAAGGCCCGGGCCCTCGAGGCGGAGGCTGATTGGGAGACGATCGTCAAGTCGAAGATCCGATGGATGCTATGGGCCAAGCGCGAAGGAATCCGGTTTCCCGAAAACGAGGAGCTCCACGAGCTCTGGCCTCTCGAGCACTACGATCTCCGTCCGGAGCGGCGGAGGCGGGCTGCGCGGGCCGGGAATTCTTCCGCCGGCTCCTCCGCTGGCCCCATCTTCCCCGATCGCCGCGGGTCCGGACCTGCATCGTCTGCGGCTGCACCGACCGGCGGGCCTGCCGCGGCGGATGCGGATGGGCCTACGACGCCTACGGCAGCGGGAGCAATTGGGGCCTCTGCAATGCCTGCACCGACAAGCGGATCTGTGGCATCGCGGAACGGCTGATCGTCGACGCCTTCGTCGGCGACCGATGGCGCGGGAAGGGCGGCTGCCCCTGCCCGATCTGCCTGGCGAAAGGAACTGGCCGTGGCTAGGGAGCGGAGGAGATTTCAATGAGCGACCTCAGTTTCGACGCGCTCCGGCTCGCGAATGGCAGCCGCTGCGCGCGCTGGCATCCGCCCGAGTCCACCCCCTGGACCGCGGCGGATTGGTCGAACGCGACGTGCGGCGAAGCCGGCGAGATGGCGAATGTCATCAAGAAGATTCGGAGGTACGAGACGGGCGCGATCAACGAAGGCGACCCGCCGCTCGAGAAGCTGAAGGGGCTTGCGGCCGATGAGATCGCTGATGTCGTGATCTACGCGGATCTCCTGGCGAAGTATCTGGGCGTCGATCTCGGCCAAGCGATCCGCGCCAAGTTCAACCGGACTTCCGAGAAGTACGGATTTCCCGAAAGGCTTTAGGGGCCCGATGGCGAAAACCGAGATCGAATGGACCGACCAGGTCTGGAACCCGATCCGCGGCTGCACGCGGATCTCGGAGGGATGCCGGCACTGCTATGCCGAGCGCCAGGCGGTCCGCCTTTCCGGTCCCGGCTGGCCCTATGAGGGGCTGGTCCATTCGACGCCGGCGGGGCCGCGGTGGACCGGGAAGCTCTCCTTCGTGGAGGAGGTCCTCCGCTGGCCGCTCGGCCTCCGCGGCCGGCATCGGATCTTCGTCAACAGCATGTCTGACCTCTTCCATGAGGACGCCCCCGACGAGTGGATCGAGCAGATCTTCGCGGTGATGGCGCTCGCCGGCGGGCAGGTCTTCCAGGTCCTCACCAAGCGCGCGCGGCGGATGCGCCTCCTCCTCCAGGACGAGGCCTTCCAGGAAGGCGTCGCCCTCTTCATGGGCAAGCTTTCGAGGACGGCTCTCGGCGTCAGGACCTGGCCGCCTCCCAATGTCTGGCTCGGAGTTTCTGTCGAGAATGCCCCGGCCGTCGACGAGCGGATCCCGGAGCTGCTCGCGGCGCCGGCCGCCCTGCGATGGATCTCGGCCGAGCCGCTCCTGGGCCCGATCTCGGTGATGGGATACCTTCCTGGGCATCTGCCGGTCCATTCGGGGGCGAAGCTCGATTGGGTCGTGATCGGCGGCGAGAGTGGTCCGGGCGCGCGGCTCTGCCGCCCGAGCTGGATCCGCTCGATCGTCCGGCAATGCCGGGCCGCGCTGGTGCCGGTCTTCGTCAAGCAGCTCGGCGCCCACGTCGTCGATCGGAACGACGCGGGATTCGACGGCTCCGAGCCCAAGGCCTGGCCGGATGGTACCGAGGCGGACCGCTGGGATCTCGATCCCGGGCGGCAGTACCAGGGCGCCGACGCCCGGATCCTGCTCGAGGACCGAAAGGGCGGCGACCCCGCGGAATGGCCCGAGGACCTCCGGATTCGCCTCTACCCGCAGACGGCGGAGGCCCGGCGATGAATGGTTTCCGCTGCGTCCATTGCCGCGAGAATCCGGTCGCCGCGACCGGCCCCGTCCTTTGCGGGCCCTGCGCGGAGGAGCGCGAGCGCGATTTCGCCGAGATGGAACTCCGCCTCCGGCGCGAAATGGGCCTCTGCCCCTCGAGCGCGAAGTTCTGGCGGCAGCTTTTCCCCTGGCTTCTCCTCGAGGCCGCGGCGATCGCCGCGGCGCTCCTCTGGTGGCCGCGATGAGCGAGTTCCTGAAGCCGTCCTGCCCTTACTGCAAGGGATCGGGCCTGGTCCAGCACGACCAGCCGGCGCAGATCTCCGACGAGGGCTGGTTCCGGTTCGTCGGGTTCGGCCATTGCCCGCTCTGTCGGGGCTTCAGCCGCGAGGACCGCCAGCTCTGCCGCATGGAGCTGACCCGCGCCGGCGGGGCCGCGGCCCTCTTCATGATGAGGACGAAGGCGGACCGCGCGATCGTGGGATGCCCCCAGGCGGGCTGCCGGCAGTGGGCCGATATCACCGAATTCCTGACTCCCCGCCGGCGCGCGGGGGATCCGCCGGTCGCCGCCGCGTGCGCGGCGGGGCATCCGCTCACTCTTGAGATCGTGAACTGACCGCGCGATCGCGGTCCTGGAAAGGAGATGGCGATGGGCATCACCCCCCCCTTGGGCAGCCACGACGACAATCCCGACCAGGTCAGCATCCCTGGCCTGAAGGAGAAGGCCTTGACGCCGGATCAGAAGAAGGCGCTCGACTGCCTCCGCGCGCTCAAAGAGCACCGGAAGAATGCGAAGGAGGTCCGCCGCCAACTCAAGGACCGGGAGCAGGAGCTCCTCGAGGAGACGTTCGAGGTCCTGGATGGCCTCGAGCTCGTCGCCGGCAAGATCGGGCCCGCCACCTTCCGGAGCAAGGTGATCCGGAAGCTGGAGCTCGAGATCGCCGAGAAAAAGAAGGCGTCGAAGTAGGCGCCGGGATCTGATGACCCACGAGCTCCGAGTCCCGGGCGCGCCGGCCGCGCGGATCCTCCCCGCGATCGAGCGGCTTCTCGCCGGCCTCGCCGGCGCCTGCCAGCGGATCGAGCTGGCCGGCGCCGCGCGCCGCGGGGAGCGGAACCTCGACTGGGTGGACCTCCTCGCGATCCCGAAGATCGAGCCTGCGGGTCAGGGGGCCGCGGCGCACAACTACCTCTGGGCCACCCTCGAGGGGATGCCGGGCCTGGCCCGCCTCAAGTGGGGCGGGGCGCTCATGCGGAGCTTCTATTTCCCATACACCCCGGACGACGTCGTCCAGGTCAATCTCTACACGACCCGGCCGGAGAATTGGGGCATCGCGCATATCCATCGGACCGGGAGCGAGGGCTTCTGGCACTGGATCATGGCGAGGATGAAGGCGCGGAACCTGGCGCCGATCGACGGCCAGGTCCTCCGGATTCCCGAGAACCACATTGTACCGATCGCCGAGGAGGCGGATCTCTTCCGGCTCCTTGACATGCATGTCTTCCCGCCGAACACCCGAAAGGGGCCGGAGGCGAGCCGGTGGTAGCCCGAACGAATCTCCCGGGACCCTCCCTGGGGGGGGGTAGGCCGTGAAGGAGCATCCGAAAGATGAGGCCGATCGGATTGGCTGGTTCCCGATGCCGGCGTTCAGCCCGAGGACCCAATGGATCGGGGACGATTCCGAGACGCTCGCGGCCTGGACCAGGCTCTGGGCTTCCACGAAGTCGTGGCCCTCGAGCGCGCGATTCCGCGGCCGCAAGGTCCCCCTCGAGGTCGGGCAGCTGGCCACGACGTACCTCGGCTTCGCCGATCTCTGCGGCTGGAGCCGGAACCGCGTGAAGACTTTCTTCTCGGAACTCATCAAGAGCGAGGAGCTGCTGGTGACGCCGCGCTCCTACGACCCCGAATCGGACACTTGGAAGGACAGCAAATCGGACAGCGGATTGCTCGTCTTAACCCTTCTCTGCCATCCATTTAGGAAAAGCGAATCCGAGATCCGGACAGCGGATCGGACAGCGAAAAGGACAGGGGATGAGGGGAAAGGACAGGAAAAGGACAGGGAAAGGAC